TGCTTTTGTCGGGTCTGTTTATACTAAACTTACGATACCCCCTCTCCTTTAGATAATACAACAATCGAGGCTTTTGATTTTCCACAAGTATAGGCATACCGTAAAAATGTATTGCCATAAGAACATCTTCGTAAAACAACTCTGCCGTTGGTGGTCTTGATATATACTCTAAAAAGAAAGCATTGGTAGGGCCATCTTCCATGTGAAATTTAGTCATTCCATGTAATGCGCCCTTTGAACCGCCACCATTTACAACGCCACTAATATCGTAACTATCGCAACCAAAAGCACCCATATGGGCATTCATTGGTATTTTGCTATTACCTCTTGTTTCTACTTGATTCTGTAGCTCTAAAGGGGGTATCCAGTTTACGATAAACCTTCCTTTTGGATTAGGACTAAACTGAACCTTGGTATCTCTTTTTCCATGAGACCAATAAAAGTCGCCACGAATCAAGCCGTTACTGCGTTTGTTCGTGTCGTTGTAATCTATCTGTTCGTATATCTTCGTGAGATTGAAAAGAGTATTTTTTGATTCATCTCTAAATGCGTGAGACTCTGTCCTTGGAAACTGTCTGTAAAATTCATTGAGAGCGTCAGGGTCTTGCTTCAAAGACTCTACTTCATTCTCCCAATAAGTAATGACACTTTGATATATAGGTTCTCCGTCAATACCTACCAAGGGTTTTTCTGGGTCTTCTAAAACAGGTTGACCGTATTTGTCTATGAACCCCTCCATATTCCACTCCATAGGTATAAAAAGAGAGTACAACCCGCTCTTAGTCTGACCATTCGCATTACGTTCTTTAGGGTTACTGTCTTCGAATAGCTTTTTAAAGTTGTTACCACCCTTATCCAATGCATTTGAGGTAGAACCCATCATACACTTTCCGATAACTTTACTACCTAGTCGTAAACAAGTTTTAGTAACACGCCAATTGTTGAGGATATTATCAGGCTTTTCCCACTTACCACTTTCGTCGTGTACAAGTAGTTTTAGTTTCTCACCATCGTAACTGTTATCACCTGTGTTTTTCCAGTCAATAGTCGTGTCAAGACCCTGCAGGTCTGAAAGCGCATCTTGTTTTCCTATACCTTTTCTTGTAAGTTTTGCTGCTGGCACACGATATGCTAATTCAGACTTTGGTCTATCCATACCATCTTGAATAGGCTTGAAGAAGAATGGGTAGTTGACCGATATAGGAACTACCTTATCTGTAAACATCTTCTTAGCGTCAGCACCCGACTTTGACAGAATACCAAATCTTGAATCCGATGTTATTGTGGCTTGATTTACTGTTTCTGCGGAGGACATAAAAGAAAAACCACTACGACGGTTTTTGAGATAACACATTCCATAGCATCTGTTATCTGCTTTACACGCTTCCCAGTATATAAAAAACAATCTATTTGACTCTCTGAAATCCGGACTACCTACATCGATTTTAGTCCATTGTAGATACATATAATGTGAACCTGTTATATAACAAGGCTTGCCGTTATTGTAAAACCAAAGACCATTATCCCTTCTGTCAAACTCTCTTTCTATGTAGGGTATCCAAGTCTCCTTGAAATCCTTGCTCATTTCATTCCAACTAAATATAGTAGGCAATGACTTGAGAGCTTTTGGGTAAGGCTCTTGTTCCCAATACTGTTCTTTATGTTTGTTAGAGCGTTTGTATATGTTTGTCTTGGCCGGGAGTGCTATATGTAACCCGTTGATATTCAGCACTTCACCAATAGTTCCGTCTTTGGATATAACTATTAGGTCTTGTTCAAGGTCGTACCCATACCTCCATGATTTTATAGCGTTGCGCTTTTTCATCACGGATTGAGTAACGTAATTTTTTTCTACGGTAAATAGATTATTTAGACCTTCTTTCTGCAAATCCTCCTGTCATTGATTTATTTTCTTCGTCAGGGCTTTCTAACAAGTTTTTTTCATTCTCAATCCTGTTCAGTATCTCAAATGCGTCGAAAATCGCAAGCTTCTTTGTTGCAGCTGCATTTTTCAACCTATCTGCCGCAAGTTCATCTTCAGGGTCAGGCTTGATAATATCCTCTTCTGCAACCTTGATTAATTCTTGTACAGCTTTATGACCTGCCTGTATAATCCGCTCTTTGTATTCTTTGCTTGTCATAGTGTAGCTACTATATCACGAGTATTCATTCTATACAGCTTTTCGCCATCTACGAAAAACTCATACTCACTGTCCTTGGAAAACTTTACTTTGTCCCCCTCTGCAACACCACGCTTTTCTAATGCGTTGTTTGAGTGAGTGAGTATTCCTGTGTTTTCCTCAAACCCATTCTCATAAAGATAAGTATTTTCTTTATCAATCGGCTTTACAAAACACCAGTCACCAACACTGTTCCAGCGTGTACCATTATGGTACATATAAAACTGAAATGGGTCAATAAAATATATGTTGTTTTTAAAGTAATTTGGAGACTTCCGAGGCTTACCACTCATATCATAATACACTCTGAATACATTGTGGTGCACAATGATAATATCATTTGGTTTTATGTCACCCTGATAGTGAATAGGAACCTGCAAGACTTTTGCGAATCTATTGACGTGCTTATGGTCTTCTAAACTACTGTTGACGATTATTTTTTGACCAGCTATTTCTAGTGTATTCTGATACTCATCGCCATATGGCTCTATGAGAAAAAAGAATGGTGATTTCATTAGAAGTTCATGTTGTATTCTACTGATACAGGCATGTTAGCGTTGAAAGACTTCCACAAGAAAACCTCTTTTCCTTTTTCTACATATATCTTATATGATTGACCATCTACATCATACTGAATGTCGTGTATAATGTATCTGCCTCCGAGAACTTCTTGTCCCATAAGATAATGCATGCTTGACTTATAGTCAGCTCCTATGGATATCTTTCTTATTGTCATAACCAAAAAAGGGCTGACAAGCAGCCCCTTTTATTATTCTGTTTCTGTTTCCTCGTATTCTCCAGTTTGAAGATTGACGGTAACCGACCCATACTTGTCTTCTAACGACTTTTGATGTTCTTTTAGATTTTTTTCAAGCGTTTCTAGTGAACCCGAGTCGTTAATAACTGCAACGATAGCACGACCTACATTCATGTAGAGGTTGTTGATGTTGTTAACAGCTTCTTGTACAGAAGACAATTCTTCTGCTGTGATTTTTTTAGCTTTAGCCATAATTATTATTGTATTAAAATGTTATAACAATACAAATATAATAAACTATTGCTTTGAATCAATAAAAGCATCACAATCTTCTTCAGTACCAGTAAAGGCTACCAAAGCTTCTTTATACCACACATCCCAAAGTGTGACTTCTTCGTTATACGGTTCTTTTGTCCAATCGCTCATATTATAAGTTTGTTAGTGTACCGCTGTTAATATATCTCGTCCATTCTCCTTGACTATCTACTGGTGTAGAAGCCTCAGCTCTATCTTCAAATATCAAACCGCTTGTAACACCATCTGACGAGCTAAACTCTGGACTACCGCTATTGTATATAGAGCTTATTTCGCTTCCAGAAAGAACCTTACTGTATACACGCATCTCATCGTAACCAGAAGCATCTCCAGTACCAGAGTTAAAATCATTACCCCAAGTTATCTCTGTAAAATTAAAAGCACTTCTTGAGCCATTAGCAGATGTTGCGGTACTTGTAAGCTCTGTTGCGTTCCAATAACACTTAAACGCAGCAGCTCCCGTTGTTTGTGAAGCATCGTAAGTAAGAACAATGTGAGCAAAGTTGTCAGAGTTTACATTACCTCTTTGAGATGTAGTAAGACCTGTAGATGAGTTTGATACACCAGTCGCACTGCTATTATCGTGTAATGCCCATTGCCTATCAAAGTTTGATGAGTTTGACCTATATCTTCCTACAAATCTGTTAAGGTTAGCAGAATAGTTTAAGAAGAATCTGTTAGCGTTTGTACTTGCTCCTTGAGGGTATAAGTCAAAGAAAAGAAGACTGTCTTTGGTGCTTCTATCTATTCTAAACCAAAAGCTG